TTGCTGCAGCCGCCCCCCTCTACGGTTAATGCCATATTGACCAAATTTTCATTCGCTGTTGATGGCAAGGAACAAAATTTGCAATCTGACACGCTGGTTTATAACGGAAAAACATACTTGCCTATTCGTGAAGTTGCAGAAATGACTGGTTACAAATTAATTTATGACAAAGAGCAAAAGAAAATTGAGTTTGAAACTAAAGGAGAATCGTTTTTGAACAACAATTCCTCCACTCCCCTAGCACTACAAGCCAAACACAAAGCAAGATTTACAATGTAGGCGATGTTGTCAAAACACCTTATTTTGACATTAAAGTTACAGGTGTTAGATATGATAGTAGTTTCAATGACTCACCTGCAGGAGAAGGTGCTACATACGCGATTGTTGAATTCGATGTGTTAGTTAAAAAAGAACCAACAACATTTCCAAAATGGGCTTCCATCCATTTTATTGATATCTATACTTTAGATACTGGAGTCGAGTATATGGGTGGAACAACCGCTTCGGGAAATATTACTGTAAACGAGTGGTCAAGTGTATCTGTTGGTAAGTTAATTAAGCCAGGCGTAAAAGTTTCTGATGTTAAAATTTCTGATCCAATACTTCGCGACAGAAACTACTACACTGTGAAGTTCTAATAATCTCAGCGCCTTTTACTTAGCAAAAAAAGTCTGTTCACATAGAAGAACAACACCCCAGCTATAATTGTGGGGTGTTTGTAATTTTTGAGTACCCTTTCTGACCACTACAGAGGGCATAAAAATAGCGTACCATGTAGGCACGCTACCATATAAGTACGCTGGTTATCTCTATGTGATCCCCACGCTATATATCTCTTCATGTTGTGAGTATGCGGTATAAGCTTTCCCGGTTCACAACGTCACACCCTTTCCCCCTGCTATCTCTCTATGTCAACCCCATGCTTCCCATCTGTAGTTAGTATCATTGATCGCAACGGGCAACCTGATCGAAGAACTGGTCACAAAAAAACCTGTAAAAGTTGTGGAAATAGAAATAAAATTCCCTCCTGATGCGCTACAAAAACAAAGAGAATAACCCGATGCATTTTTTACGTCTCTTAAAAATACACTGGTTGTTGTCGTGCCGATCCCTCTTCTGACGATTATCATTTTTGGTATTACACCAGTAGTGTTGGTTGCGGATATATAATAAAAATTAGGCCCGGCAAATTGGGGTTGGTCGAAGCTAAGGGAACTCAAAGTGCTACTAGAAGAAGCCACATCGCCGCTTTGGAACAATAAGGTCATAGGCGCATCTTTGTCGCATCCGCCCAACCCGTAATTGCCCAGTGAGTAATTATCAAGTGTCGGCATTAGGTCACCACCTGTGCATTGATATGGACTACCACATTAGCTGACCCGGTAACTCCAGGCGCTCCGCTTTTTATTATTTCCCCGGCTGGAAAATATTGATCTGATACAGGGATGAATAAAGTTTCTAACTTTCCAAGTGCTCTATTTGAAATTATATAATCATTCCCAAATAGCAGGTTTAATTTTACCGGGTCTGTGGTACGGCAACATACCGCGATAGACTTAATCAGCATTGCCGCTCCACCACTTAGAATTGTTGTGTCTGTAGCGGTCAAATTCGCTCTTATTGTTATCAAGTCTGTTCTATCCGTTTCATACCCACTTAAACGCGCAACAATTGAATTTGCGTTTTGCGACCATATGCGTACTCTTGACCCCGCAGTTAATACTTGATCAAAAACGGGAATAACGAGAGTATCGTATGCCTTGATCGTCTGCAAATGCACAAAAGATAATCCACCCAATTCAATATGGTAAAGTTGGTCACTCGAAGTTTGATTGCACAGCGTCAAGGATTTTAAAACAGCTCTCTTTCCCGGTGGAACTGTGTATAAATCATTAAACGTTGTCGGAACTACACCGCCATACATTTTTCTGAGTACATCAGCCAATCATAACGCCCCCCATACGTTTGGTTGTGGTGTCATCAATTGCCACGCCGTCCAAGTAGAAGGATTAGCGCTTGCGTTTTGCGTTTTCCTAATATATTTCATCACTTGGGTATCTGTTCCGGTCGTGTAAGAAGTGACTTCCTGGATAATAGAATCTAATGATACAGATCGAACAACCCTTATTTCCCATGCCCTACTCACCAAAGGTGCATTCACTGCATTTTGACAACCATAAACGCCAGTTGCTTTCAAAGTGTTTAGGTCGTAATTAGCGGCAATTAAGGTTGGTTCTCCATTATCCTGTGTAAGCTTGTACTTCTGCCATGTCTTATCATCTGTGTACTTTTGAGCAGCTAATCTTGCATCATTTAACGCCTTTTCAGTTGGTGCAAACTCTTCAGATATTCCGTTTGTTTTGCTTGATAACTGCACTTTACCTTTTTGAGTCAGCGATGCGTCTGGAATGTCCATCTCGTTTACCGATTGGCGAAGTTCCTCAACTTCATCTCGTGTTGCAACACCCTCGTCAACCTTCTCCCAGTTCTGATCCAAATACTTATCCAGATCAAAATAGGTCGTCGATGGCGAGGAACGGTCAATCTTATTCAAACCAAGATTCGGTGTTTTCGGTTCATTCATTTATGCTCCACCTCCTGCAAATTTATCCTGTCGGGTCTGTTCGATCTCATCCAGCGTCATACTTTCAACCTCCGCAATCGTCAAATACCGCAGACGGTAGTCCACGGTCATATGTGCCGGTTTGATATCTTCAATCGCTGCCTTCAGATCATCCAGATTGGGCGGCAAACCCCAAGTGTCGATGAATCGTATTCGGATCAAGTACTCCTCGGGCGTAACGGATACATCAATCCCGCCACTTTCGTAGGCCTGCGCCACGTTCTTGAGCATGGAGCCTGAGACTTTGCCGCTGCCGCGCATTTTGGAAATGATTACGGATCTCCGCTGGTCTTCTGGCTTGGCTTGATTTGTAGGAATCTGCAAATCCCGCTCATAACGTTCCAATGCCCAGGTCGCAGACTCCGGGTAGAATTGATCCAGTACACTTTCCAAACCCACCGTAAGCTTGTCCAGCTCAACACCTTCGGTCTCCGTAAGAAGCTGCATCTCCAGCACATTTTCATACAACGGGGGCAAAAGAGTCATTAATACCTCTGCTTTACTCATGTCACCTTCACCGTCCCAAGAACGGCTACTGCGCCGGGGGCGATCTCCAGATTGGACATACCACCATTCACCAGCAGATCGCTATAATCGATCACGGGCGGAATATCCAGAATGACATTGGCAATCCGTGTCCAACGAACTAACGGATCGGCAAAGGCCAGTTCTTTCAAATACGCCGTAACTCCCGTTTCAATCAGTGTCTTCACGCCCTCATACGTTGAACCGGAAGAAAGCGTGACTTGTACCTCCACATCAATAGGTATCTCTTCCGCTCCCACTACTGTGACCACAGGTCCGATTGGAGCAGCACCTTCGCCCATTCCATCCTGGGTTGGATCGATATATTCCTGCACTGCCTCGATAACCGCCTCAGCCGGTGTTTGCATTTCGTTATTCAGCAATGCCACTTTGACTGTACCTGGCCCATCCCATAGTGGAAAAGCCTTCGCTTTGCCAACCCCGGAGTTTTCCCGTGCCCATAATTCATACTGATATTTGTTGGCACTCGTGACCGGACGAGAAACTTTATCCTGATATCGGTCATACAGGGCCTGATCCGTTTCCTCGTCTTCACCAGGAACCAGCAACTGTGTCAATTCGGCTGTCGTCAGGCCAGCAATATAATCGATGGGCAGCAGGGCCCCCGTATATTCATTACCTTCCGCTCCCGCGACCTCACACTCCAACACATATTGCCCTGCCGCGATGCGTTCCACAACAACATACACCCGATCCCCCGTGGAAAAACGACTCTCCAAAGGAACCTCAACCGGCTTACCTTCATTATCCCGGAAACTACCAACCCAATGCGCCTTCGTGGCGACCTTCCGACGAATGCCCGACCAAGCCACCGCGCGATCCAGATACTCTCCAGAGGCTGTATCCGCAAACTTCAGATTGGCGTTCACATCCAACTCTATATACATCTGAGCCATTTCCACAGCCGCTGGGGCAAGCGCATCATAGATAATACTGCCTTCACGTTTATCCACACCATCCGGCACTCTATCTAGCATTCGATTTAAAATAACTTCAAACGTCTGCTCTTCATACATCCATGTTCACCTCCGTCTCTTCCCTGAAGCTGCCAAAATCCGTTTCCACGGTAAAAGAAACCCGTACGCCATCGGCCTCGTGGACAAAATCGAACTCGGTTACATCCGAAATGCGATCATCCGGAAGCAACGCTTCGCGGATCCAGCGTTCCAGTTCCGATTCAACCATGGATCTCCCAGCCATTCCTTCCCAGGACCATTCCATGCCGTAATCCGCGGAATAGATTAGATGCTCATAGCGGCGTGTCGACAACGCTTTATACACTGCCTGTTTTACCGCATCTTTTCCATCCAATTGCAGCCTCCCAATTCGCTGTCCCGAAGCTTGAAATACATACGTCAGACTTGGAGGTACAGTAGTTTCTTCCTGATCTTCAGCGCTAATCTGCGCACCCTGTGGAATCATGGCTTCACCAGCCGATCCAGCACAACAAAGCTGTCTCCACCTTGAACACGTAACAACAAGACATGGTCACCCACTGTCCAAGTTTTGTTCACTACGGATTCCGGCAGTACAAGAAAAGGCTCAGCCAATGCTAACCGTTGTTCAACGGTGATCTCCAGAGGCTGTGTGTTTGTCACGCTTCCGTACATTACCTGAACGGGAGACTTGGCATCTACAGCGGCCAACGCCGCCTTTTTAATCACGTCCAGCATCATTTATCGTTACACCACCTTCAAATCCAGTGACATCGTGTGCACGCCGCCTTGTACCTTATGCGTACATTCGTCTACCAGAAAATATTGATTAATCTTCAGTTCATCGATCTGGATGTTGACAAAACTGCCTGCCCTCACCTTGAAATCGCCGAGCGCATCCACTTTCAGTGTCTGTGTCTCGCGATTGCGGAGGGTCATCAGGGTCTTGAGCATTTCATCAATCTGACCTTCGTTCAGGCCATCATCCGCTTTTTGGTACAAAAAAAGCAGCCCCCATTGACGGATGCTGCCTGAATCCTGATGAACATAGGTTTCTCTTTTTCCCGTATCCTTGTTATCCCGATACAGCTTGATCTTGTTATACGTCTGGTCGTCAATCGACCTTGTATAGCTGTAATCCGTGAGCAGACTGTTATCCCCAATAACAAAGCCGTAAGGCATCTCTTCCACATCCCGAAGCACAAGCTTGCCGAAATCATCGTAGAAGATATAGTTTTTACCACCATAGATCAGCGTTCGGTCGAGCGCCTCACAGATCATGTCGATCAGCTTTTTGTTATCAAATACCATGCGCGGAATAACGTATTTTGGCTGGATCAGATCACCTGTTTTCAACAGAAAGTCTTTGGCAATTCGTTTGATCACATCCGTAGCCGTTGCGTTAACGAACTTGTACGTCTGATTCGCGGTTAGATAACGAATCTGGTCGTAGGCTTTGATTTTGACACTTTCGTCCTTGCCACTATCCACTGAGAAGATATATCCGTAAAAGATGCCTACCTCGTTGCTGATATATTTCACAACATATCCATTCTCATATGTGAATTTCTTATTCTGGTACAGGCTGCCCTTGATCAACGTGAATTCCAGAGAGGAAGGCTTGCCGATGCGGGAGGTTTTGTACGTAATGTCACCGGCAATTTCGCTAATGTCCCAGATGTTGCCCTGCTTGTCATCCAGTAATACCCGTTCCTTCATGTTTGCCAGCTTATCGTCCAGCCTGATCTGCTCTTGCATATTCCCTCTCCTTTCAAGGAAGCTTGATCACAAGTCCAATCGGCAGCTTCTTCAGTTGTGCATCTTTGATGCCATTCAGCTTTTGCAGCTCTTTCCAGCGAGATCCATCTCCCAGATGGGCTTTGGCTACAGACCACAAGGAGTCTCCAGCTTTGAGTGTGACGGTCTTGGGCTGGATTTTTTCATTGGGCCGGGAGGCTTTGGTTTTTGTTTTCGAAGCAGCCGTATCCTTGCTGTCCTTGAGTGGCACTACTTTTTTGGCGGCATAAAAAATGAACTGCTTCAGCTTGATATCATACTGGATATCCCCCACCGTACCCGCTGTCTCCTTCCAGTCAAAGCTCTCAATGGAAACAGCCATATTAATGGTGTATCTTGCACTGGAAAAGAACAGTCTGACGGGTCTGCCCGTCTGCATCCAACGGATGATCTTTTTCACATATTCATAGGGATCACGGTAAAACTGCTTCTGAATTGCCGGATGTCTTGCATCGTAGTTCAGATGATACGGGCTGTAGTCTGCCGGAAAAATCCCGCTGAAACTGACTTCACGCAGCTTCGGCGATTTGATCACATTAATTTCACCCAATGCACTAACGTTAAACGTACTACCGTCTCCCGAATCCGAAAACTCAATGCTCTCTGGTGTGACCGGGAAAAACATATATTCAGAGCGGTTATTGAAGCTTAGTTGAATATAATATTCCATCTAACCGTACACCCCCTGGGCACTGGAAACGATCTGACTGTTCAGTCCATCAGTGATTTTGCTGATGATGCTGTCTACATCATGTCCGCTGTTGATATCACCCGTGGTGACCTGAACAGTTGGCGTCAGACTGACGAATCGTTGAATTGCCTGCATCTCGGCAAGCTCACGCATCAATTTCAGATCCTCGCTAGTTACATCCACTGTGCCATCCACGTCACCGATCTTGTCCACCTGTCCGATATTGTTGATTTTATTGATGTTACTCATGTTGCTATTGGGAACAACGGTGGGAGCAGGTGCAGTTGGTATCGATGGCATAGAAGGTGTTTTGGGAGTTGAGCCGCCGAAGTTTCCGGGTAATTTATCAGAGCCGTTGGGGAATAGGTCTTTGGTGGTATCCATCAAATCGTGCCCCTTGTCAAATCCCATATCAAATGCATCCTTATAGTCCGCAGAAGCATCCATTCTCCACAGGCTAACAACGTCCTTCTGGCTCTCAGGAGCACTCGCTTCAAGGTCACTCATTAAACCCTGTATCTTACCGCTCATTGAATGAATGCTAGCATCATCCACTAGTTTAATACCGCCCCAATTGGTCCCGAAAATCTTATTAAGATAGGGTATTAATTTGTTTATACCTCCGATCATCCAGTTGATTTGATCTTTAAAACCACCCGCAAAATCCTCAATTCCCTTTGTAATGTTGAACAGAATCTGAAGTACAATGAGTCCCATGTCTACAAATAACTTTTGGAATGCATAAGCTGGATCTCTGAATACATTAATGACAAATTCAGCCCAAGATATGAAATAATTCAGAATGGATGCAAAAATTGATTTCATATACTCGTAAACCATATAAAAATAACCTATAATCGCTCCCACCATATCCCCAGCTGTAACGCCACATAATTGCAAAATGAAGATGAGCCCTGCAATAGCACCAATGACAAGCAAGATAGGCCAGTTAGCTACCAACCATGCCACAGCTAGTGAATAAACCTGAGCAATTACAACTCCGAGCGTAATAATGATATTGGCTAGGAGCACTAGAGCAATGGCAGTCAAAACAGGCGCAATGATATCCCAGTTTTCTTGCACAACTGTAGCAAAATTGATGAACCCATCCACGATAAATGCTACCACCTGAGCGATTATTGCAAATGCTCCACCAATCCATTCGATAAAAGCACTGAACTGACCTGAGCTTATTGCTTCGTTTAATCGGTCAAGCACAGGAGATAAAACTTCCAAAGCTCTTGTCCCGATTTCAGATAGTATTCCATTGAACTGATTCAGGAGAGCCGTCCATTTTTGCAATGGAGAATCCAGCATCGTATCAAAGGCTTCTTGTGTGTAACCTTGCATTTCAAGAACCGTCTGCAAACCCTGTATAAAACTGCCAAGGTCTTTAGTCTGTATAAATTCACCCAATCCAGCACCGGTCAATGCACTTTCCGGTATGTTAAATTGACTCGCCAAATCAGTATTCTTTCCATTCATGGCACTAACAATAGCCTTGGATGCATCTGATAGACTTTTATTATCCGGTGACAACATACTCAATCTTTGAGTCATTTCATTTAACTTATCTACCTGCCCTGTATTTTGTGCCAAAGGCAAGAAGCCCAGAGAAGATTTAAGCGAATCATTGACATCTTGACCACTCTTGAAGGCTTGATCTCGATACTTATTATAGATGCTTTCCCCGAGCACCGGATCTTCTGCGGCAACCATGTAACGATATTTGAAGTCTTCTTGTTCAGCAGCAGCTTTTAACACAACACTTCCAGCGGACTTTACCATTTGCACCCACTTGGAGAGTTTGCTCAGATTATCACCCAAAGCATTGCTTGTATCATCAGCCGTATCCTCCAACTTTTCCATCAGATTAATCGTTACATTCATTTGCTGGTTTATTTGATTAAAGTGGTTGGATATGTTCGTTTGGTTAAATTGATTCAAATTAACATGGTTAATCTGGTTGAAGTTGTTCAAAATTTCGGTTGTTTTTACCTGAACTAGATTTAAGTTATTGATCAGATTATTTATGGATGGAGGATTAATTACAGTGATACTTGTATCAGACATCTATTTCTCCCTCCTTTCCTTTTTATTTCTTCCGGGCGCGATTCTTGGACCGTTCTTTCTTCTCTTCTTCCACCCGGATGGAGATCATCGCGTAAATGGCTGCTCGTTCTCGCATGGAGAAGGCCATTAGCTCGTGCGGCAAAATGTTTAATTCGTGGAGAGCGTAATAAGCCAGATTGGCTTCGGAATCGCCCTCTTTAATTAGTTTTTTACGTCATCCACCAGTTCGTTCATATCCTGATTGAAACCGTTCAGCTTCTGAACCTGTTCGCCGAGCGAAGCAAATTCCCCAGGCAACAGCATTTTCCGCAAAAGCGATTCCGCCCCCATCACGCCATATGAACGCTGGAGTTCTGCGTTTTTCAAATCGGGAAATACTACACTTGCGCTCATCAGGCGAGCCATGTAATCATTCGCATCAATGTCGGGTGTGTAGACACCATTCTTGCCCTTAATTTTGCGGGTAGCTGCCTTGCGGCATTCCTGGTTTTCGTCCTCGGTCATGCTGCGCAGTTTCCAAGCAACCGGCTCGCCTTTTTCATCTTTGAATCGGGGAGAAACGATAAACTCCTCCGTTGTATCCGTTGCTGCATTTTGGGCAAAAAACATACTCAATCCACTCATGTATTGTTCCTCCTCTAAAGTTAGGCCCCCCCCCGCACGAAGCGGCGAAGAACAGTATTTTGACATACCAAATAGCCCGTAACACAGGCAAGTTGAACAGGTTTTTTTTACAAACGTGCTGTTAATTTATACTCTTTATAAATCTCAAATCATTATGCTTTCATGCTACATTACTTCGGCAAATTGAACGATACAGGCATATCGACATCTTCAAAGGTAAAGCTCACTTCTTCCTCCAACGCCTCAGCCTCGGTATCCAGAGATGCCATGATTACACTGTCGAGGTTGACGCCTTTGAGGGTCACCGTCTGTTTGCCAATCGTGGACGAAGGATCCTCGTTGGTCACTTCAATGTCGAAATACGTGTCCACACCATTTTGCATGTACTGGAGCATCAGCTCGCGGAAACGGGAAGTGGTATAAAAGATTGTCATGGAACCCGAACCGGACCAACCGGTTGCTTTGTGCTGTACGCCGCGGCGGCCCAAGGTTTTGACCTCTGCTTTTTGTTTCTCTACCGTTGCTTCCAGCGTCTTCACATAGAACATTTCTTCCGTCTGTCCGTTAATCGTTGCGTATGCGCGGCCTTCCTGGCCGGAGATTGTGTCACTTGCTTTCAAAAATGCCATCTTAAACCACCTTCACTTTCATATATACTTTTTCAACGGAATCCACAGGTTGGACCTGAATCTCGATCAGAATACTGTCGGTCTCGTTACCCGGAGCAACAGTGATATCTGTTTTGGAATCAAAATTTTGAATCGCCCCAATATCCTGAAGTTGCTTCAGGTAAGTAACACATTGGGAACGGAACAGGCTGCGCCCATCTTCGTTGTTGTTCACTTTGCCGATGTAATAGGACTCGAAAATACGTTTCATATCGTTAGCGATGCCATCGAGAACACGCACCACACGATTTTTGGCAAAATGATGTGCCTTATCCGGTGTCACCGAACGGAACGTATTTACATCCTGCTCCACCACCGCGCGGTTACTGCTCGCCGTAAACACAAACTCGCCGTTGCGCAATGCTGCTTCTGTCTCACTATGTGTCAATCGTCCGTTCACATCCACGGCATCGTCATACGCACGGAACGTCAGGGATTCATTCAGGTCAGCTCCCGCTGTTGCGCCAGCAGTCCATGCTACGGTTTGTTTCGGCGTAAGAACGGTACCTTCTGCGAGCACAACACCATTTTTGACACTGATAATCCCTTCATGATCTGCAGCAGGATAATCGGACAGAACGAGTTGCACTTTCTTGCCCTCGGTATCACGCAAACGCTTGATGTAAGCTGTGTAGACTGACTTGAGTGTGGCATCGTCTGAAATCAGACCAACCGTGTTAAAATCCAGTACTTCCAGCTTGGTCAGGAAATCAGCATGCTCCTGGTTAGTTGTTGTACCATCCAATCCAGCTGTTAGTGGAAGTGAAGCTATAGCTGTGAGTGCACCTTCACCAGTAAATGTGACGTATGCGTTGGATTCCAGAGCTTCGATGGTGGATGAAGTTTGTTTGTCCACTTCTTTACCCGCAAGCAACGTGGAGACATCCAATTGTTCTGGTTCATTGATATTCGTGGAGATCACAACAGCCAGATCATTACCACGCACACCCCCGTGTTGGGCTGTCACTGTCAGTTTGTCCAGTGTTGCCTTTGCTTTTGTACCCACATTGAGACGATAGAGAAGCAAGGTCTGTGCCCGTTTCAACGCCTCGCGGATCAGCAGCAATTGCGGTGCTGTCCAGTCATAGCCCAATTTGGCTTGTACATCTTCACCTGCTTGTACCGTCAGGATTGAGCCTGTTTGCCCCCATGACAATGGAAGGGCCAATGCCACCGTTCCCCGCTCCCCTACCGTACCCGGCAATGAGCCCTCTGATGCAAAATTCATATATACGCCGGGGCGTACCTTGTTTTGTGTCGTCCATGTTCCTCCAGCCATTATTGTGCCTCCCCATTCATAAATTGTTGGATGTGCTGCTGTGCTTCTTGTAAGGTGTATGTTTCTTGTTCCAGCAGAACTGCTGCCAAAATGTCTTTCTCGATCCGGCTAAGTTGCCGGGATTCGGCGAACTGTGCTTTGCTGTATTTTTGGTTGTTTTTCTGTTTAGCTTCAGGGTTTTTAGGGTCCGGTTCTTTTTTCGTAAACATTGCCAATGCGCCTCCTATTCCTTTCATGTAGATCCCCTCATTCAATTAGTTAAGTTCAATAAAAAAATAGCTATACTGACCACTTCAAGGACAGGATAACTATCGTTATGTTGAACTAATATCGTTATCTCTTGTAGCTTTAAGTGTAGAAGGTCGCTGTTCCAGTTGTTGCATGGTAGTGGCGGGCTCCGACACTTTGGTGGTTCGCATGGTGTAGTACACCAGCATTCGCGGAGTATCGTTCTCCGTCTCCCAACGCATCTCCGTTGCGCGATAGGGTGTGCCTTCCACATCGATGGTTTCCAATGCTTCGAACAGCTGGTCCGGTAGGGTGGCTGGGATATTATCTGCTTCTAGCCAGCGAATTTCAAAGGCGTGATATTGCACGAAGCGATCGCTACGCTCCCTGGTGAGTTGGGCGGAAAGCAGGCGGTAGGAGATGCCCGGGGTGGAACTAGTACCCGTTTGCGGGAGGATCGGGATGTTCGGAAAGTGCTGCGTGAGTGTTGTAGCGATAGAGTCGGTTAATTGGTTTGTTGTCATGGTTCACCTCCTTTTTATTGGTGAGATTGAGATTAGTTAAGTTTTTCCTATCTACCAAGATTCGATATCCAGACTATCGGCTTTAAATGTAAGTTTACATGCCATATGAAAGACGCCACCCCCGTTTTCATCATCTACAATTAATACCGGTGTATGTGAACTCGTCGCTGACTTTACTTCTCCGTCTTGGGCACCGGATATCAATCTCACAGCGTTGCCGGTTTCCTTGGGTATTGCACATAATTATAATCAGACATGATCATGCCTCCTTATTAAGAGTAAGAACCGCCTACACTGGCGTTCCAAATCTCTTTGTTATCCAGCAAGATCCGGTAAAGGCGAACGCATTTCCATGTGGCTACGCCGCTGTTGTTTGAAGCGTGCGCCCGCAAATAGTAGGACCCGGACAGGTTGGAAACACTCAAGCTGATTGTGGTCCTTGTCGTCAGTGAACCCCGATATGTTCGGGCGTTATATGTACCGCCGCCTCCCATTTGGTCCGTTGACGCTATGAAAATCCCATCTGATTGGATGTGGGATGAACCTTCCAATGCAAAATCAAATACAACGTTAGTTACGTTGGTCAGATCCACTGGTGTGCTTGTCACTACGGCCGCCTCACCGCCGCCTGTGCTTGGGTTGTACGCGTAACATTCCACATGGTCCGATTGTTTGGCCACATATGAATTGCTGCCCCATACGGAACCTTTCCGCATAGTCTGTACAGTGGACCAAATGGGGCGCCATACTCCCCCGACTCTCGCATAAATTTGTTGGACACCCCGCCAAGTCCCCGAAACCTTGACGGACACTCTATTGGGCATTTTCCACGTGCCACCCACCTTAGCGCCTAAAGCCATGCGTTATTCTCCTCCCCTTTAATCATGAGTATTGATACCAGATGTCGCCATCGTTTCCGCCAGAAGGTGCAGCAGATGAAATAATGTGCCTGTTCTTAGCATCAAGGACAGATTGAAAAAGGTCTTGTGACCATGCTGTCCAAGTTCCATTGCTTTTAATTCGCATTCTGAATGATCCTGCACTAAATAAATCATAGGCTTTTTGAATAACCCAACTATCAGAAGACATTGCCTGAACTTCGATATACCACCATGCACCACTAGCGGTTGTTGGTGCATGGGCAATATTCTCACCAACATAGAACCCTGCAGCGACTAAATTATTGGCATTCCCATTACTGACGTTGATTGAAAGACCATTATCTTCAGTTAACTTACGCTTTTGCCACGGTGCACCTTGATCAACAATCTGCATCCACGGCCCCCAGATATCGTTAGCAGTCGTACCAGTACGATGGTACATTCCTCCTGTCGTTCCGCCGGAAGCATATTCGTGAGTGACGCCTCCGCTGTCATCATTCCAGCCCTTCAATCCATGTAATACGACATAGAGTTCGGCGGGTAAGCCAATCGTTGAACCTGATTTAAATGAGTATGCGATGTTTTTACGATAATCGCTCGGCTTTGTAGCTACTCCACGGGTATCTGGAATCAGTCTTGGAATGGCACCATCCACAGCCGCTTTCACTGCCTTCTCCGTCGCCGCCACCGTCTCGGACGTGCCGTCCGTCTTACTTGACAACTGCACCTTCCCTTTCTGCGTCAAAGACGCATCGGGAATATCCATCTGACTCACCGCTTCACGAAGCGTATCCAAATCCGCCTGTGACGCCACCCCTGCATCAATCTTTTCAAAAATTTCATTAATACTCTCCCGGGTCACATTCTCGTTCCCCAAGGGAAGAGGTAATTTCAGTCGATCGGTTTCCTGTGGCATTACGCCCACACCTCCAGTTCATTCCACGTCAAGGACGCGGAGTCCAGTTCATCCCATGTTTTCTGCTTCTTGTCCAGATCATCCCAGACCAGATAACGATATTCATATTCCACGGCCATATGGACCGGTTTCAGTTCTTCAATCGCACGTTTGAGATCATCGATATTGGGCGGGATACCCATCGTGTCCACAAAGCTCACCGTAAAACTCCACGCTTCCGGCTGAAAAGTTACATCCACCTTGCCCCCGGCATACGCCTCAGCCACATTCGCCACGAGCCTGCCAGAGAACTTCCCGGCACCACGCAGCTTCGATTCCACCACGGCACGTCTTTGTTCCACGGGTTTAAGACGATCCGTCTCAATGCCGAGCTCCTGCTCCCAGAAGTCCAGCCCCCACGTCGCTGTACGGACAAAAAACTGCTCCAAAGTCTCATCCAGCGCCTGATACAGCAGATCCATCTCGGTGCCTTTGGCCTGCATATCGGCCTGCACGACACGTGATGTCTCATAGTACCTTGGCAAATACGAGAACAATTCCCGCCCTTTCTCACTCGTCAGTCCAACATCTACAATAGAAGGAGCACTCATGACCCGCATCCTCCTTTCCTTTCACATTAACGTGAACAGCTTCGCTCAAATGCAACTGCGTTCCCAAGCGGCGTTCTGAACGATACAAATGCCCTTTTTGCCCGCCTTTTTCTTCACTTCCACAATCGGGAGCAACACAACTAGCACATCCACCTTGTCCTACACCGCCTCTGTCTCCACATCCGCACCTTACATCCACCATCTGCCCAACACTACTCATGCACATCCACCGTCCCCAATACGGCCACCTGACTCGCGGTCATCTCGATATTCTGGTCGCTCACACCGTTCACGGTCAGCTCCGAATAGTCGATAATCGGTGGAATGTCCAGCAGAATCGCGGCAATGCGGGTGTAACGAACGAGTGGATCGGCAAAAGCCAGCTGTTTCAAATACGCGGTCACCCCGCGTTCGATCAATGCCCGTACATCAGTCAGTGTCGCATCGCTTGCTAACGTCAGTTTCACTTGAATATTCATCGGTACTTCCTCGGCTGGCATCACGAAAACCACTGGCCCCGCGGGCGCAACACCTTCACCCTGCCCATCCTGCGTCGGATCCACGTACTTTTGTACCGCCGCCACCAGATCAGTACCTGCGGCACGTTTGTCCGTATCCAACAGATACAATCCCACCGTGCCTGGCCCCAGCCATAACGGAATAACCCGCGTTGCACCAACACCTGGCACTTCACTTGCCCATTGCACATATTGCGACTTGTTGCCGCTCGTCCCTTGGTTGCGGACTTTGGCATAAAAGCGTTCCAGCAGCGCGGTATCCGCCTCCACGTCCGCACCGCCTTTAATCACATCAACGTTCGTGACAGAAGTCACGCCACTTACAGGTGTAGACAGCACAGTTACCGTGCCCGCAGGCACGTTGCTTTCTTTTCCGGCAACAAGCGCTCGCACACCTACCACACCAGAGCCCTCTGCATCCAGTTCCAAACGTCCCACCGTCTCATATTCGAGCGAAGCTTCAGCAGATACTTCATCCGCGAGTGTAGCCACGACCGTTCCAGCAGGCACCACTTTCCCCGGCGTACCCGCAAATTTCACCGCACCTTGTGCCGCCACCGCAGCTCGCCGCGTGATGCCGTGCTCTCCTGCCCGCAGATCCAGCTCTTCCGAACGAAAATTCGGATCACTGCTCGCAGCCGTACTTGCAAACCCGCGCCGCAGTAATTCCTGCGCCCACAAAGCCGCCTCAGAGAGCATAAACGCAACCGGAGCCTCCGCATCCCACAGGAACGATCCCTCCGACTTATCCAGATCCGCGGGCAGACGATCCAGCATACGCTGCATAATCTGTTCCTCCGTCTGGTCCTCCAAATAACGCGGAATCTCAGCCATCCCGTCAGATCACCTCACTTTCCAGAATAAACATCTCTTCCTGCACACTTGCCACCCGACACGAGAACATGCACTGCTCCCGATTCCAATCGAACGTAAACTGGTCTACCGAATCCGTGCGTGGATCAGCCAGTAACGTCTCCGTCACCATCCGGCTAATTTCACTTTCCATCACACCCCGGCTGTCACCCTGCCCCACCAGGTCCTCCAGCTCCGAACCATAGTTCCGGGAGTAAATCACATGTCTGTACCTTGGCGTTTTCACGGCCTTAATGCACCACTGCACCCAGGCTTCATGTGCATCCGCCGCGGCTACTTTGCCACTTGGGGTCAATACAAAATCCCCTGCATCGTAATCGAATCGCCAGCTCCGTCCAAAGCGTACCTCTTCCGAAACCGCCCCCGACAAATCCTCCTCATCTCCCCAAACCACACCCGTTTCCGGAAACAAACTAGGCATGCGCACTCACCACCTTACACAGCACCACAATGTCGTTGCCGCCATTCACCCGCATCGCCAGTACGCGATCTCCCGCTTTTAATCCCTTACCAAGAGACCACACCGCTTCTTCCACTTCCTCTTCTTGCAAAAGAAACCGTCCCGTGTCCGTCGTTCCGCCGTTTGCCACGTCAGATATACCGGAGATCGCGCCAGCAGCCTCGCGCTCCGGCAGTCCAAGCGTGCCCGGCAACTCGGCCACGAGATAATCCTGCACTTCGTGCTTGAAATCATCCAGCTTCACGCCGGATGAGGTCATCGTACCCAGTACCGCGCCCAGCCCGCTCACGGCCTGACGGGAATGTGTACTCATCGCACCCCGCATGACGTCGGCAAAATGCCCATACGGATCATCTTTATTCAAGGTAATACCTCCTTTTCACAAGCTCCGCCGTGCCCAGCTCCAGCGTCATCGTTCCAGGCCCGGCAGACAGTTCACGGCTAACCGACATGACAATTAGTTTCAGACCTTTTACCAACACAGCGTCCCCAGCGCGGATCGTATTCACATCCGGTGCCGATATCGTAAAGGTCTCCTGAATACCCGTCAGATGACTTTTCGCCAGTTTTTTCGCGGCAGTTGTCGATTTCACCTGATCGTCCTCTACCAGCTTTTGTAATGTGCCCAGTTCTTCCACACCATTCTGCTCAATCGCGAGCACTTTGGAAGGGACCTCTTTACCACTCGTAGACTCCGACGCTGCCATCACTTTAACTTTGGTAACCGCCCCTTCGAGTGTACGCATCTGGGTCAGATCAATCAGTCGATCAAGTTCATACACCTTTGCATTACTTCCTACCTGGAAGAGCTGCAACCCGCCGGGTGTCATCCGTGGATGGTACATTTCCCCGCCGGACTTCGCCGTTTCTTTCAGATCGGCAAACATCATCGAGAAAATCGTCTGTGACCGATACACGGCTTTGCCCAACTTCGTCTTGGTATCCGGCAGTGTAGCGTATGGAATCTTCCACTCTTTGGCGTAGGTTTTAAGTCGCTGCGTAGCAGTCTGATCCTTCGGCAGTAAGAACTCGTCCTCCGATTTTTCCAGATAAATCATCCGGTCATATACTGTGAGAGATAACCGCTTAGTGCCGCTGTTCGAGCTTTCCACCTCCCAGATGACAGCAGGATGCAGCAAATGAACCATGGATTTTTCGCCAAAAGGAACCCCGCTAATCCGCACCGCCATACCCGGTGAGATCGAAGGCAGACCGGAAGATGCAGACACCGCCAGTCGAATGTTGGCCTGATACGCAATCTGGTCGAGCGAATCCTTCAGCGTAATCGTCTCCACCAGCTTGGTTATGTCGTATTTGTCGTCGACAATGACCTTGTAGGTCATGGCATCACCAGCTTTTGCCCCGGCTTGATCCGGTTCGGATCACTGCCGATGATCTTTGCGTTGAGCTTGTAGATCTCGTTCCATTTGGAACTGCTGCCAAGCTCAAGCTTTGCAATTTTGGACAGGGAGTCGCCGGATTTGACGGTGTAGGTCTTGCTACTCTTTTTCAAATCGGTACGAGAACCTGACTTGCTACCGGATGCCGCAGAGCCGACCTTCTCTACCTTGGAATCTCGCCATGTGCGCAGCGTAATATCAAAGTAAATATCTCCGCTCTCACCGCCCCGGAAGGTCGTATTGTGCGAGATCAGATATACCGGTACGTTCACCCCCGTGTTGGTGATGATGAAGCGCAGTGGTTTTTTTGATACCAGAAACGTATTCAGCATATTCATCGCTACCCGGGGATCTGGAAAATCTTTTTCGTACATGCAATAGGACGCATCATACTCTTTGGGAAAAAAAGAAGAGAAGGTGATCTCCTTCACCTTCTCCCCCTGCGCAAAATCAAACTCGCCATGCTCCAGCATATTAATCGTTTCATAACCTTTGGAACGTGAGATCATAAGCTCTTCTGGCTTCACAGGGAACTGGAACTTCGTTTTCCCATCGATCAGCGTAAATTCCATTCTGATCCCTTCCACGTTATCTTCAAATACAGACATACACGGCCTCCTTTCTGCTTAGGCCATAATCGTTTTTCGGTTTTCCATGGCACGGCGGAACTCGCCCGTAATCCGTTGTCCGACCTGCTTGGTGACAGCATCGTAATCAATCGCATTTTCGCGCACAGTCACCTGCACTGCACCTGGTGGAATATTTATCGCAATCTGATTAGTAGTTTCGGTTTTGAAATCCTTCAAGTATCCGGACAGACTGCTCATCTGGTCTTCAGATATCTGTACCGTCATCGTGGACGATTTTCCATTCGTCTGCGCACCGTTACCAAGCGCCATCGCTTGGTTCTGCATCATGCTTGTTCCCATGAATCCAGCAGAGGTAGGTTGACCGACCTTGCTGTTCATATATGCGGCTGGGCCTGTTATGGTCAGTGCAGGTGGCATATAGGCAGGTGCCATCTGCGGGCCTGTTGGTACTTGCGACGGTGCAGCTACTGTTGCTGCCGAGACTGTCTTTTCTTCTTTTTTGGAACCAAAGCCGAAGAAACTGGATATGCCATCGGTAATTTTTTTTGTTTTCTCAGATACGTAATCCGCCGCACCCGATAAAGCATCACCTACACCTTCGGTAGCACTAGACATAAAGTTTCCAATATCCTTCGCTTTGTCTCCAATCCAACCGCCTGCTGCACTTCCGGCCCAACCACCTACTGCACCACCAACCCATGTCCCGATACCAGGTAAAAGTACACTACCGATGGCGCTGCCAATCGCAGTACCTGCTGTGCCGCCAATCATCGAACCCACTGCTCGGCCACGTTCTTCCGGTGGTGCCGTCGCTACATTCGCCACATCAGCAAGCATGCTAATGGGTCCGAGAAGCCTTTTTGCACCTTTGGCAAAGCCACCGTTCAAGTTGTCCATCAACCCACTACCTGCCAGCATATCGGTTAATGATCCGAGTGAACCAGAGTCGGCAAAACCTAAGCCACCCATACCTCTAACTCTTCGTCCTCTTCTCCCATTTCTATTTCGATCGGGTGGAGGATTAGGCGGATCTGGTACAGGTGGCCTCGGAACCGGATTAGGCCTTGGGCCTGAATTCGGTGCGTTGCCTGATCTTCTACCACTTCGGTAGCCTCGTCTGCCCCGATCAGGGCCTCCACCACCGTTCGCATTGGGTGAACGTCCTCTGCGGTTTTTGCCCATCTTTCCACCTGTGCAACAGCAGCATTTGGAAGCCGGGCTTCTGGTCGGGTCTGATGCAGGATTTTCTTCTTTTTTCTTTTTGAATTTATCAAATATTCCCTTAACGTTATTAAATACATCAAACAAACTATTAATCTTGTCGGCAGGGTCAAAAATCCATTTATCCAACCAACTCTTAGGATCTTCTTCCTTGGCAACATTCTTTACCGTATTATTATTGCTTCCAATATTCAGTGCCAAAGAAGGCTTACTCGCCGGGTTCATCTTCCCCATCGCCACTTCGATCTTCTGTCGAACCTCAAGCGATACTGTACCCGAAGCCGTAACCATCTGGTCCCTGAAACTGTTCAGTTTCGCCCATGCGCGATCCAGTGCCGGACTCAGCTTATCAATCAACCCAATCGTTGGTGTGATTCGCAGCCTGCTGATTCGCACAGCCATACTATAAATATGTTCCAACCTGCGTCCAGTAGTTCTCAATTCATTGTTCACCTTGATCAGACTCTGATAACGAACTCTGCCAAGACGTTCCGTCGAGCGTTGGATCTGATCCAGGTATCGAAGGGTTGTCCGCATTTCCGCATTGGATTTGGATAAACCTACAATCATTTCTGCCATTATTTCACCTCCTGCCTTATATGGTTATCGATTCATTTGCGAGGTGATCGCTGACATTTCTTCTTCAGAAAATGCAATCAACAGCGAACGCTCCCCACGTGGCAAAGACCAGAACTCTCCGGGCCGGAGATGATGACGTACCCACATGTGATACAGGAACGTGGTCATCCCGCCGGAGTGAATCAGTTTTTTAGGTCTTCAATCTCCACACCAAAGCCGGACAGCTCCAGCACTTTATCACCTACGGCATCCAGTTCACCCGCGAGCAGCATGCGGCGAACCGCCTGTTCTCCACCAGACAGCTTCATGCGGCCGGTAATGCGAGTGTCTCCCCAGCCAGACAGTTCCAAGCTGCGGACCTTCAATTTCACGGTTGCTTCAGAAATGAGCAGCGCGTTAAACGTTTCGGTATCCACCTTTTCCTCGGTGCGGCCTTTGGTCGTTTTTCGAATGGTACAGCGTTCGCGAATGTGATCCACTTTGGAAGACGTCAGTCCACGCAAGGTCAACAGCAGATCCAGACGCTGAATGCGCACATTCTCCTCTGGCAAACGTTCTGCTGCTTCAAATAACTGATCCAAAATCTGTTCTTCGGACATATTTTCATTCATACTCATCTGGCGTTATCTCCTTCTTGTTTCACGAATGGGTTCATCGATGCCATCTTCCAAGCCTGTAGAGACAACAAAGAGACCGAGATCATCTCGGCCTACAATGGTGCCATATTATTAATGAAGTAACTATGCAATCACGCTTGAGCAAACTAGCTTCAACACGAGACCACTTCCAACCTTTAGTTCGCCACAATTGGATTCAGCAACTCAAATCCTTCGAACGTAAAGCCCGTTTCCTCTGGTACTTCCTCACCCGCTGTCCAGTTGGCAAGCTGAATTTTGTCCACCATGCAACCTTTCAGCAGTACACTCTCATGTCCATATGATTCAGGGTCATTCAGCTTCGAAATGATCTCGAATTTGGTGAAGCCGCGCTGGATCATATCCGAAGTGACTTTGTAGCCCGTCATCGTGCCTGTTCCTTTTTTCGCGCCGTTTTTGTGCACCTTCCAGTCGTTACCGACCAGGTTCAGCTCACGCTTTTCAATCTCTACACTCGCTTCCAACTTGTTAATGTTTGTCTGCCACACACCATCGATATGCAGTTGACCATGGGTACCGAGAATTACTCTTGACGCATCCAACATATATTTTCCTCCTTGGGTTGGTTGAACTAATAAATATTAAACGGTATAACTCCGCAGTCAGAACAATCCTCCGATAGCTGTTATCGTGTAAAGCATCAGTTCAACGTATAGTAATTATTCTAGAAAATGGTTCTTTCCTTCCACACAACCTTATTGCACGTAAAATGTACCAAACAACTGCTCCATCACATCGGTCAGCTTCACATTCCATTGCAGGAATACCTGATCTGCCTCCGGTTTGAGAACTGGTGCAGTGCCATAATACGCCGGATCGAGAATGACATCGTAACCGTCAGCTTCAATCACGTTGCTCTGTGCGAGCAGCGCCAAATAGGCCTTCATGGCACTAATCAGTGCCTGACGACCCTCTTCGGTATTGTTTACTTTACCGATATACGTATCTTCCGCGGAGCGTTGCAGATCCGTGTTGATGGCGTCCAACACACGAATGGAACGGATTTTTTTCCACGCATTATTCTGTCCAGCGGCTGGCGTTACCAGTGTGTTTACACCGCGAAGTGCTTTCACCTGACGTCCATCATGGAAGAAAATAAATACGCCATTCTGTACTGCCTGCTCCTGTTCTGCACGTGTCCAGCGACGTGTCACATCATCGAACGGAGTAGCTGCATAGGTTGTGGATTGGTTCAGACGTTGTCCTGCAATCAGTCCCGCAACATAGGCGGACGTCTCCGCGGAGCTGTAGAATGCATCTCCAAGGCGCACGCCTGTACCGACATTAATCACACCCTCATGGTTGAGCGCAAGCGAACGTGCTGCTGCTTTTTGTGCTGCTGTAGCAGAGGTATCATCCGCTGCGGAACCGCCAAACACAGCCATCACCGGCTTGCCTTCACCACGCACACGTTTTACCCATGCCGCAAAGCTCGCAAGCAAAGGTGCATCAGCCGCCTGATCCAAAGCCAAAACGTCGAATTGCTCCCCTTCCAGCGCACCCTGCACAGCAATGTACTCTGCATTGGTCAGGTCGTCGTTGCCACTTACGCCGCCTTTGAATGCCGCACCGACAACAGTTGCCACTACACCTGCACCATCGCCCATCGCCTGCGCCGTCACCCAGACATTTCGATCATCCGCGTTAATCTCTTTGGCCAGAGAAGCTGCTGAAATATCCGCAGTCAGGAGCGCATACAACATCCGGTTACCTTCAAAAAGGCGCACTTCATGTTTCGTATTATCAATCACACCTGGCTGGATGGTGACGTAGAATCCATTTGCACGATCCCCCGGATATTTCGCATCCAGTTGCAGCACATTGGCATCACTGCTGTCCTTCAAAGTAAGCGTAGCTGCTTTGGCCACAGCACTTGCTACCCGATAAGCGAGCAACTTCTTCGGCCCACCCAACAGGGCGAGCTTCAAGGACGTATAAGCTGTACCGTTGTCCAACACATTCGCCGCATACATGCGTTCAATTGCCGCTTCGCTCCCTACTTCAACAAAAGTCCCTACAGGACCCCAGTTGGCCTTGATCGGCACAACGACCGTTCCCCGCGTACCCGCTTGAATGGCTGAGGATGCTGCCGCCTGAAAATTCATATATAAGCCCGGAAGGACCGGACGATTCGTTTGTTCCCAAGTTCCACCTGCCATTATCCCTTCACCTTCACTTTCATAAATTGGTTAATTCGTTCTTGCGTTTCTTCAATGGAAAACGTCTCTTGCGCCGCTTCGTACAGCGCACCGTACAGCACCTCTGCCTTAACGGCAAAGAGGGCTTCTGCATGATTCATCAGTTCTGCCCTTGTATACCGCGGGGCTGCCTGTTTGCTTTTTTTCACTGAGCTTGCCATTGCCATCTCACCTCATTTGTTGGACTACTAATTTCGTGAAACATTGATCTTATCGCTATGATTTTCGAGCTATGATCTTCGAGCTATGAGCTACAAGCTTGAAGCTTTAATTTAATCTTGGAACTTTAACCTTTAAACTTGACCTATGAATTTTCGACCCTATGAACCTATGAATCTGAAGCTATAATGTTGAAGCTAAATCAATCATCTTAAAGCTATATTCACATCTAAATCATCTGGAACCACCCCTTAATAGAAGGTTCCTCTGGGCTCAACTTTTACTCCATGCCTTTGCTATGGTGAATCTCACGAATCAAAGGCACATTTGTACCCGGACGACGAATCCGCTGCTGTAGTGTCAGACGAATCTGTCCGTTTAGATAGGCATCTGCCTGTAAATCTGCCGTGACTTCATCCACTGTGATATATCGCGTGTTACCTTCTTGCTCTTCGCCACCCGTTTCAGTGACGGCAAGACGAGATTGCACTGCAAGTTGCCGGACCAACCGAGTAACGGTCTGCCGTGTTAGCACCGAATGATCGGTGAGCACATGCCCAATCCACTGTTGTCGAACTTCCAATGCCGAAGTCTCCGCCACAGACGTGCTGTATCCAGCCAATCGCCATAACACAGACGGCTTCTCGTACCCACCAGGCCATACATCCCCATATACCGACCAGTTCGAGCCAAGCTCCTGCTGTGTCCAGCCTTGAAGCGCAGCTAACCATGCGTCCTCTGTTTCAACGAGAGCAGTTCCCGAGTCTTCGGGAACATACACTCCGAATCGCAGACTACGCGTAAGGATGCCAGACCCTGCATCCACCCGGTCACTATCTGAAGAACCCAGATAGATACAAGTGAATGCCCCACCTGCTTCATCCACCAGTCTTACCTGATGCAACCCTTCGATTAGAAGGGCTGACCAAGCTTCCACTTGTTCAGCGCCACCATCTTCCGGACGAGCGTATGGTGAGATTTTAATAATCCGTCGATATCCCGCCCAAGCAGACTTCGGCACCTCTTCGGCAAACGCAACCACGGCACAAGGCCCGGCCAACACTTCGCCTGACGCAGGTACATCCAGCACACGACCGTCCCAATCTGGAACAAGTACCGCGAGCTGCTGTTTTAGCGTTTTTTTAATGAGCTTACTCATTTTACTGGTGCTCATGGCAGTGCTAATCTCATTGTTCATAGACACATTCATTTCGCCCCCTTTGGCTGCAAGTTTGAGATCTGCCCACATATTGCAGCGATACGCAAGCAGCAGTAGAACCCCCCCATTAACACAGCGTCTGAATGACTACCGAACCCTTGCAGGGACTACATTCACCGCATTAAAAAGACCGGCCACCTGGCCGGTCTGTACATTAGCGTATGTGCTTTCGGTGCGTCCCTTGCTATTGATCCGATAATACAATCTTACACCCTTTTATCCCTAGCGCGGATGGTGATTGGTATGACTTCGGTGCGATTAAGGGAGTATCTCGGGTGGAAAAAAGACGACACCTGTTCTGTTTGCCTAACACAGCAATCACTTTTATATTAATATCACAATAATGTTTTTTATTTACATTTTATTGCGGGTGTAATATCCTTCGTATATAGGCTGTACGTAATTAGACGAAGTGTGAAGCATTAAGAAAGGCGTTTGTGATGCGTTAACAGTTAACTATCCCATGTAGAGAGTGAGATATTGATTATGAAAAAAGAACTTATTATGCATTCACCTGTAATTCAAGGTTATCCGATTCATGCTAATATGAATTCTATTCTTCCCAATCACCCTTCCTACCATGAATGGTTATTTACGAATCACATGCAACTGAGGTTTGATTGCTACGAACCGGATACTTTCCACTTGGATTTCTACCAGCCATTAATGAGAGAGTACCATCCGTTGTTAAACATTCACAGTATACAAAAAGAAATGCTCCAATTGCTCAATTTAAATGTTACCGATTTCTTCATAGAGTCAATTAATAATGGTAACTACATTTATGTTCTTATCGATAAACAATATATTAAAGCCTATAGAACTGAAGAAAGTGCACCTCATGATTTATTCATATACGGTTATGATCGGGATAATCAAGAATTTAATATTGCAGATTTTTTTCCGGACCCGTTGCCCACATATAAGAAAACAAAGGGATCCTTTTATGAGATTGAGCAAGCCCTCAATGAACATATCAACTATAAAGAGGATTGCTGGGATAATGTATTTGGTATACAACTTATCTCCATGAATTCGTTCAAGTCCTATCGTTTCAATTTGGAGTTTTTCAAAACCTCACTGAAACATTATCTTAATTCCACGAATAGTGCTGCATACTTTGAGGCCATTGAAGGCATTCCAGCAGAAGAGCAATGTCTGCACGGCAGCCTGGACCCTGTATTTGGTATCCACATTTATAACAAATTAATTGAATCTGTTCGTGCCGATCATCAATATATACGAGCATTACATATGTTATCCGAGCATAAGACGTTAATGACCAAGCGAATTCATTATTTACATAAACTTGGACTAATCGATGGCAATCTGTTTTACAACCTATTTGAGGATATTGAACTAAAGGCTCGTTCTCTTCGAAACAATGTGCTTAAACAAATCATAACCAATGAACACTCACTCACTATACCCAAACTGACTTCAATGATTGAAGAGCTTTCGAATAAGGAGTACATTGCACTTGATAAGTTAGCCAGTGCAATAGGGTAG